GAGTGAATACCCTTATGCATTCACCTGAAAACATACCTATGGACAAAGGGTTTACACCTATGCCACAATGTATGCCTGATGATTGTAAGGTAGAGCATATGCCTATACTTGCGTATCAGAATTTTTATATGAAACACAAACGACCATTTTGTAATTGGACTAAACGACCAAGACCAATATGGTTTACATAGAAAGGAGAAGCTAATGTTTACATTAGAGCAAATAAAAGATATAGCAATGGAAATAAAAGCTGATGGTGAGTGGGTTAATGATAGTCAAACCAATATGGAATACATTGGTGTATGTAATGGTTTAAATTATTTAATACATGAACTTGAAAAGATAGAAAGGAAAACAATATGAAAGAAGCTAGTACAAAACACATATCTAAAGTTTTAGATTTAAGTTTATTTGACATAATGGAATTATCTGATGAGGGTATAGTAGATGCAAATTTATTTGACGATTTATATTATCACTTACTAGATAATGCAAAGCTAAGAAAACTATTGAAAAAGGAATAAATAATGGGTAAATATTTAAAGACTGAAATAGATTGGCAGATGATTAATGGATTTGCCAAAGAGATTTTAAGAATGGAGTTTGACAATCCAGTCTTGAAAAAATGGTGTGACACTGAAGGTTATGAGGGTTCAGAGTTACGCAAATACTTAACTGAAAACCATAGTGTTAGCTTTACTCAAGTAAAGTATGGCGAGTACACTATGAAAAGAAAGGACTAAACTATGAACAATAAAAAGTTTGTACTTAAAAATAAAACACAAGGAACTCAAAGAGTTCTTACAGAGAATCAGCTATTAGAAATGGACATTGACGAGATGGTCATTGATGATGCCTATGATACTGACAAAGTAGAATTTTATCACGAAGGTGAAGAATTTGTCTTGGAGAATCCAAGATTCTATGATACATTAACTAGAATGCAAGGAGTATAACTATGAAAAAATATCTTGTGACAACCTATGCTACTGCTGAATGGCAATGCATAGTGGAAGCTGACTCTGAAGAGGAAGCTGAAGAAAAAGTTTGGGCAGGGGATTATGATGAATTAAATTTTGGTAATCCTACCAATGTTCAAGATGAACAAATAGAATCTATCGTTGAACAACCAAATAAAGTAATAGATAAACTAAAGAAAGGAGTATAACTATGACTGAAGTAATTGATTTTAAAACTAAACGAATGCTTTCTAAACATAGAAAGAAACAAAAAGAAAAAGTTAAAGATGCAAAGTTTGATGTTGATTGGGTAGCAGATGAACTTGTCAAGGTTATCAATAAATCTTTTGATAAAAAGATAGATGCCTTTGATGTATCATTAGCACTTGCAGAACTGTACAGTTTGTGCATGACTTTGCACCTTCTACTGCGTGTGGTCAACATCTATTATTGACTGCTATGCAAAATCAAATGGAACAACAACTATACGAGGAGGATAATGATGAATGAAAAAGAATTTATTAAATGGTTAGATGAAAATTCACCAGTTGACTATGAAGAAGTTCAACACTTTAGTGATGAAGCAGGTGCATCAATATGGATTAGATTTGATTTAGACAAGGAGGAAGACTAATGCCAATATTAGTACAATATAAAATCATTGATGGTTTCAATGAGTACAATGACTATCTCATACATCAAGATGATGCTGATGTGAGAGATGATAAAGAACTAATCAGAGATATGTTTCCTGATTCACTACCTGATGACAATGGTGGTGAGCAAGATGACTATAGAGATATTAGTGTCGTAGAAACTTATCATATATCAGTACAGGAAGCATTATTTCTAAAGAGAATGTTTATAGCTTTTCCCTTTGGAGGTAATGAGTGGCTACGACAGTTAGCTATCAAACAGTATGATGAAGAAAACTGTTTAACTGTAAAAGAAAGGAGTGAGTGATGAAAGTAAAAGAACTTATAGAACAATTACAAAAGTGTAACCCAGATTTATATGTCTATGCTTTTAAAGATGATAATATATTTCATCT